ATTTCTTTTGTAGAAACTGCAAATGCTTCTGAATTTGAAAAACAAAGAGCAAACGAATTACAAACCGCACAAGTAGATGAAGAAGTGCAAACTGCACAAACTTATGATGAATATCCTGAATTAGATAATATGTATGCAAGTGCATCAATGTCAGATGTACCTTATCAAAATAATATACAACCTCAAAGAACTCCTATTACAGAAGTTGCTGATGCTTCGTCGGCTGCAAAACTTGCAGATGATCTTGTGTACGATGACTTTAGAAAAGTTTTTGTAAAAAGAAATGAACCAGAAGTTAAAGCTAATCAATCGGATCTTTTATATTGGCTCGCGGATAATGTAATCACTGAATCACCAATTGCATCAATCGGTGTTGGAACGGCTGGTTTATCTATTCCAGGAGCAAAAGAAACTTTTGAAGCTGCAAGAAAAGCAGATAAGGGAATATTAAAATCATCATTAGGTGTATTAGGAAAAGGTTTAACAAGAGTCGGATCACCTGCAGGAACTGCATTATTTGAAATTCCTTTTATAGCTGAACAAATTCAAGAAGGAAAAAGTCCATATGAAATTTTATCTGATCCGTTAAATTATATAGGACCTGCTTTTACAGAAACTCTTACTAAAAGTGCTGGAGCTATTAAAGGACCACCAAAAGGATTTTTAGGTGGTGTAAAAGATACTTTGACTTTTGAGGGAGTAAGAAATCCTCGTAAAGCTGCGCCTGGATTATTAAACCTTGCATTAAGATTAGGATTGAGTCCAAGAAATATTGCTCTTATATCAGGCACAGGTGCAATTGGAGCTATTGGTGCTACTGCACTAACCGCATTTGATTTAGCTAATGCATATCGAAAAGGTGAATTAGATAATTTGTTTTCTTCTGAAGAAGGAGATACAAGTGGTGGAGTATTTTTACCAGATAAACTAGACACAACAGGAATTATGGGGTAAACTTATGAAAGGTAAAAGTTTTTTAAAACCTGCAGCTAAAACTATTGCTAAAACTTTACCTAAAGTTCAAGGTATGCCTGAATGGTTTACTCCACTTGTTAATAAAATAATGAAAGAAGGAACAGATATATCTCCTAAAGCTTCAAGAGTTGAAGATATAGAGATTGTTAAAAAATTAGAAATACCTTCAGAGACTGGTAAACCAGAAATAATTACTCTTACAGAAAATAAAGTAACTGGAAATATTACTATTGAATCTAATTATGGTGGAATAGGAGACACACCTTTTGAGTTAAATTACCGACCACCTAAATCAGATATTAATATAGAAACAGGTAAAGAAATAAAATCTCCAGGTGATTTTTCAGTAATAGAAAATAGACCAAGACCAACTAGAGAACCAGGAGATTTTGAATTTGATTATGATAATTTTGATATTGATAGTGCTTACAGTGATGTTGAAAGATTAGAAAAAATTGCAACTGGAAAAATAAAAGATGTAAAAAAAATTGAACAAAGAGCAGCAGGTAGAAAAAAAGTAGAAGACGATCCTTATGATGATATCATGGATAGATACCCAGATCCAAATCCAGATAATTATAGGGCAGATGGTGGACTAGCTAGTTTTGAAAATGGTGGTAAAGCTAAAAAGAAAAAAATAGCTAAAGATGAATTAGAAAATTTAGAAGATGAAATTCTTATTCCTGATCCAGATAAAAAAGTTAAAGAAGATCCAGAATTCTTTTTTGGACCTGTTGAAAAAAAAGGTAGTTCTAATTTACCTACTGAAGGCGGTGTAAAAGAATTAAAACAATTTATAAAAGGACAAACACCTAGAGGAGTTGGTATTGGATATGGTGGTCCTGATTATGGTTTAATTGCTGTAAAACCTTTGTTTAATGAACAAGATAGAAGACCATTAGTTCAAGGATATTTTAATCCTAGTGAAAATACAAACATTAGGGGTTCATTAGGACCAACAGAACAACGATTAGATTATTCATATGGAAATCCAAATGCTTCAAATGTAAATGTTGGTTTTACCAGAAACACACAAATGGGAAGACCTGAATATATGCTTAACCTTGGTGCACAATTCGCTAACGGTGGATTGACATCAACAGTGCCACCTGCTAAAGGTCCTGACTCACAAGGTGTTGAAACATTATTCAGAAGAAGGTATAGTTAATCATGGCAGAAATTGATAAGTCATTACCCAATACAAAAACTACTATTGAAATTCCAGGTCAAACTGAAGTAGAACAAACTATTCAAGAAGAAATACAACCTACAGATTCTCCTGTTGAAATTAACATGAGTGAAGATGGTGGAGCAGAAATTTCTTTTGATCCAAGTATTGCGTCTATGCCAGGAGGAGAAGACCATTATGCAAATCTAGCAGAATTTTTAGACGAAAGTATTTTAACAGATATTGGATCTGAATTAGATGAAAAATATACTGATTATAGATCTTCACGACAAGATTGGGAAATGGCATATACAAATGGTTTAGATCTATTAGGATTTAAATATGAAAAAAGAACAGAACCATTTAAAGGTGCATCAGGAGTTACACATCCAGTTCTTGCAGAATCAGTAACACAGTTTCAAGCACAAGCTTACAAAGAATTACTTCCCGCGGACGGGCCCGTGCGAACACAGATTATGGGTTTAACTGATCGTAATAAAGAAGATCAAGCGATGCGAGTTAAAGAATTCATGAACTATCAGATTATGAACGTCATGAAAGAATACGAACCTGAATTTGATCAGATGTTATTTTATTTACCATTATCAGGATCTACATTTAAAAAAGTTTATTATGATGCAATACTTGGAAGAGCAGTATCTAAATTTATTCCTGCAGAAGATTTAATTGTTCCTTATTCAGCAACATCACTAGAAGATGCAGAAGCAGTTATTCATGTAATAAAAATTTCTGAAAACGATTTACGTAAACAACAAGTAAGTGGTTTTTATAGAGACGTGGAACTTGGAGAACCACCATTAAAAGAAGATGAAATTAAAAGTAAGCAAAGAGAACTAGAAGGAGTTCGTGTTGAAAAACAAGAAGACATTTATACTTTATTAGAATGTCATGTTAATTTAGATTTAGAAGGTTTTGAAGATAAAGATCCTGAAACTAATGAGCCCACAGGTATTAAACTTCCATACGTTGTAACAATTGAAGAATCATCTCGAGAAGTTTTATCTATTAAACGTAATTATAAATCCGACGATCCATTAAAGAATAGAACAAATTACTTTGTACACTTTAAATTTTTACCAGGACTTGGATTCTATGGTTTTGGTTTAATTCACATGATTGGTGGATTATCAAGAACTGCAACTTCAGCTTTAAGACAATTATTAGATGCAGGAACTTTAGCTAATTTACCATCTGGATTTAAGATGCGTGGTATTAGAGTTCGTGATGATGCACAACCTTTACAACCTGGAGAATTTAGAGATGTAGATGCACCTGGAGGTAATTTACGTGATGCATTTATGCCATTACCATTCAAAGGACCTGACCAAGTATTATTACAATTGATGGGTATTGTAGTAGATGCAGGACAAAGATTTGCAAGTATTGCTGATGCACAAGTTGGAGATATGAATCAACAAGCAGCCGTTGGTACAACGATGGCATTACTTGAAAGAGGATCGCGTGTAATGTCAGCTATACACAAAAGAATTTATGGTGCACTTAAAAATGAATTTGAATTATTAGCAAAAGTATTTGCAACTTATTTACCACCTAATTATCCGTATGATGTTGTTGGTGGAACAAGAGAAATTAAAGTTACAGACTTTGATGAGAAGATTGATATTTTACCAGTTGCAGATCCAAAATAGATTTAATTCTTCCATCACCAAGACAACCAATGCCAATGGATCCAAGTTTAGAACATATTACTTCAATGTCAGGTCAACCTTATCAAGCATTTCCGGGACAAGACCATAAATCACATATTGAAGCTCACTTAAATTTTATGCAATTGAATATGGTTAAAAATAATCCTACAACTATAATGTCTATTCAAAGAAATATACTTGAACACATCTCAATTATGGCTCAAGAACAAGTTCAAATAGAATTTGTACAAGAATTACAGCAATTACCTATGTTGCAACAGCAAGCACAGATGAATCCACAGGCCGCGCAACAAATTCAAAGCATCACTATTCAAATTGAATCAAGAAAAGCTCAACTAATAGCTGAAATGACTAAAGATTATGCTGATGAAGAAAATAAATTGGTTGGACAGTTTGATTCTGACCCACTTTTAAAATTAAAATCACGTGAAGTTGACTTAAAAGCTATGGAAAACGAGCAAAAACGTAAAGAAGCTGAAGAAAGACTTAATTTAGATAAAATGAAAGCTATGATGAATCAAACAAATGAAGAAAATAAGCTTGATCAAACTGAAGAATTAGCTAAACTGCGCGCTGGAGTAAGTCTTGCAAAACAAGGCGTCCAACAAATGAAAATAAGAGGAATATAATATGAAAAAAACTCAAAAAAAAGTAAAAGAATCAACAGGTGCTCAAGTAGATCATTCACAATTTATAAATAGTGATGGTTATGCACAAGCGGTTGATGTTGAAGTTTCTAATCCACAAGAAACACAAATAGTTCAAGTAGGTGGACAAAGAGCGATGCTTCCAGAGAAAAAACGTAAAGCAAAGTGGTATTAAACCATGATTCAAATGTTAGGAGCTATTGCACCTTTAGCTAAAATTTTATTTAGCACAATTGAAAAAGCAGTACCTGATAAAGATCTTCAAGAAAAATTAAAAGCACAACTTAATCAACAATTATTACAATCTAGTACAGAAGAATTAAAAGCGGCAGCATCTATTGTTGAGGCAGAAGCCAAAGCAGGTTGGTTTGCAGCAAGTTGGAGACCACTTTTAATGTATGTGTTAATTTTTATATTAGTCTGGAATTATATTCTTGGACCTGTTATAAAATTAATGATAGGAACAGTCATTACATTTGAACTACCTGGCGACGTTTGGACTTTATTGCAAATTGGCCTTGGGGGATATGTAGTAGGACGATCCGGTGAATCTATCGCACGAACGATGGCAAATAAAACAATAACAAAGGAATAAAAATGAGAAACGATTATAAAATAAGACCAAGACAAGCACTTAAAAAAGGTGGAATGGCTAAAGGTAAATTTCCAGATTTAACTGGTGATGGTAAAGTAACTTTTAAAGATATTTTAAAAGGTAGAGGTGTTATTAAGAAAAAAGGTGGCATGATTAAAGAAGGTATGCATAAAATGCCAAACAAAAAAATGATGAAAAACTCTGCTATGAAAAAAGATAAAAAGTAATGGGTGATATTTCTTTAAAAGGAAAAGGTAAAGCTGTAATGAAGATAGCAAAAGATTTAAAAAAATCTTCTATTAGACATTTAAAACAATCTAAAGTTTTAAATAAAATGATAAATAAAAAAGGTAAAAAATAATGGTAGGTAGTATTTTAAAAGGTATTGGCGTTATTAAAAGCGTAAGCCCTAAAGTTAAATCCAAAGGTATAAGTAAATCAAAAGGTAATATATCAAAAAACGTTGGCCAATCAAGAAAGTATCAAGAAGAACGTGAAACTATATTTGAAGAAAATTTAAAAAAATCTCAAGAAGGAGAAGAAGATATTTTTGGAACAGTTAAAGAAAATAAAAAAAAACTTGAAGAATTAAGAAAAGAAAAAATTAAATTTCCATCAAAAGAAATGAGAAGACTTGATGAAGGTTTAGAATTTGAAGTTACTCCAGAATATAAAAAAGGTGGTCTTATTAAAGGTCTACCTAAACTTGCTAAAAAAGGATGGAAATAAATGGCTAAACTTTGCCCAAGAGGAAAAGCAGCAGCAAAAGCAAAATTTGCAGTGTATCCTAGCGCATATGCGAACATGTATGCAAGCGGTGTTTGTTCTGGTAAAATAGTTCCAGGTGGACGTAAAAAGAAAATGGATGGAGGAAGTATTTC